CGTCCGTACCCTCAAAAACCGTTTTACTGGTTGGACGGGTGTTACGGGGAAGGTAAATTATGATGAGCACACAGGTAGGATGCTTGAACAAAATGTGGAGATGTAGAATACATAACTCCTGATAAAACAGAAAATGTAAATAAAGCTTTTTGTTTACGAGATATATCTACTATGAAAGTTTTATACACATCATTAAGAAAAAAGAATTTAATTGATGAAATGGATATAGTAGATATACAAGAACTTTACGGTAAGAATTAATGGAACTGAAACTTCTTGATTTATTTTCTGGTATAGCTGGTTTTTCATATGCAGGTGAGAAAATAGTAGGAGGTTTTAAAACTACTCAATTTGTAGAAAAAGATTCTTATTGTCAATCTGTAATCCGTAAAAACTTTCCTAACATACCAATTCACGATGACATCAGAACATTCACAGCAAAACGAGGACAATTCGATGTATTCACAATTGGATTTCCGTGCCAAGATTTATCCGTCGCTGGAAGACAAAGAGGAATCAATGATGAAACAAGATCAGGATTATTCTACGAAAGTATTAGGTTACTTAGGGAAGTTCGACCTAAATTTGCCTTATTTGAAAACGTGCGAAATTTACTCTCTCACGAAAAAGGGGAAACCTTCCAAGAAGTCCTCTTCCAAATTGCCAAGGCAGGGTATGATGCTGAATGGTCAATTATTTCAGCAAAAGATATGGGAGCCTGTCATCTCAGAGAACGAATCTGGATCATTGCCTACCCCAACAAATCAAACCGCAGGGAAGGGAAAATTTTTGAAAACACTAGTAACGAAGGATGGGAAACCAGCAGTAATAGGAGAAAGAGCATACAATCCGAAAACAGGGAAACATGTTCAGATAACATTAGACAGAGCAATACAGCTATTACCAACTCCGACAGCGATGGATCATCTTCCTCAACGAGGATACGACTCGATGGTAAAACAAACTCAAGTTCACAGAAAGGGAAGAACGAAATTAGCAAATTTGAGGGAGGCAGTGAATCCGAGGTCAGTGAAGTTATTCAATATTCTTCAAAATGGAGAAACCCCAAGCAAAGACTTAATCCAAACTGGACAAGATATGTTTCTAAACCCAGCCTTTGTAGAGGAGATGATGGGCTATCCAATCGGATATTGCGTCTGAAAGCATTAGGAAATAGCATTGTACCCCAGTGTGCAGCTGTTCCTTTACAACGTATTAAAGAATTAAATAAATGGTGATGTTGTACCCGACTTTTGATGTACATTTAACCCGTGTTAATTCACGAAAATTAAATGTATTAGCTGCAAGTCAAAAAGCTACACGACCCTTACAAACCTTTTTTAAAAGCAATGAATCCTTCCACTCACTTACCAGCGACAGACTCCAGGACTTCCTTAAGTACTGCGAGTCAAACAAGCTTAGATTCTACATCAACAATAGTATTTGATATTGAAACAGATGCTTTAAAAATTAAAGAAGTTACTAAAATACATTGTTGTGGAATAAATGATAGTAGATCTACGAAAATTTATACAAAAGATTGGTTAAAAATATTAGAAGAAGCTGATGTATTAATTGGACATAATATTATTCAATATGACATACCTTGCATACAGCATATTTACCCAAATTTTAAACCTAAAGGTAAAATTCTTGACACTTTAATACTGGCAAGAATGATGTATCCTGACATATTGGATATTGACTACAAAAGAAAATGGAAAGATATGCCATTGAAATTGTATGGCAAACATAAGCTTGAAGCATATGGATATAGGTTAGGGTTTCATAAAAAACACGCTGATCTTGAAGATTTCTTACAATTTACCCACGAATTAGGTGAAAGATGTATATCAGATGTCGATGTTACTGCTATGCTCTGGCGTAGGTTGCAACCTAAGATTAACGCAATCCCCTCGGCTGTTGATCTTGAAATGAGATTTGCAAGTCTGATTTCATTACAGGAACAATCTGGTTTTCATTTTGATTGTAAGGGGGCAATGGAATTGGAAGCTAAAATTGTTTCGCAACTGAAGGACATTGACAAAGAATTACGTCAAAGTTTTCCTTATGTTAATGGAGGTCTTTTCACTCCTAAACGCAATGATTCCTCCAAAGGATATGTAGCTTTAGCAACTATGTGTCGTTTGAGTCCATTGAATCCAAATTCAAGGGATCATATAGCTTGGGTGCTTAAGAACCATCTGAACTGGGATGCAGATGTTTTCACCAATACAGGGAAACCTAAAATTGATGAAACTGTTCTTAAGAAAATACCTGGAGCTGAAGGTTTTTTATCTTTGCTTACTCTTCAAAAAAGACTTAGCCAATTAAGTACTGGCACAAATGCTTGGTTGAAACTTGTTGAGTCTGACCGCATACACGGAAGCGTGATTACTTGCGGATGTGCCACAATGAGAGCCTCCCATGTCAATCCAAATATGGCTCAAGTACCTGCTGTCAGGTCTTTCTTGGGTACGGAGTGCCGAACTCTGTTTGGACCTGACGTTTTACCAAAATTGTACACCTCTATGAGGCGTGTAAATAAAGAGAACCCTGGTATAGTTCTCACCAAGCAGGTTGGCGTGGATCTCTCTGGAATTGAAGCGAGATGTTTATCTCATGTATTACAGCCATTTGATGGAGGTAAGTTTGCTAAAGAAGTCATTGAGGGAGACATCCATAAAGCAAACCAGATAGCTGCTGGTTTAGCTTCCAGAGATCTTGCTAAAACTTTTTTCTACGGGCTAATTTATGGAGCTGGTGCGGAAAAACTAGGTAAGATAACTGGGCAAAACGGTAAAAAGCTAAAGCAAACATACTATAAAAATATGCCAGCTTTAGCGGAACTTACTAAAAGGATAACAGCAAAAGCAGAGGCAGAGGGGAAAATTAAAGGATTGGATGGAAGACCGATCAAGATACGATCTCCTCATTCTGCATTAAATTTTTGCTTACAATCCATGGGTGCGATTATTAGTAAAGCATGGTACAACATTTGCTATGAAGAACTTTTAAGGGCTGGTCTTGTCTACGGGCAAGATTGGTCCTTTTTAGTGCACGTTCATGATGAAATTCAATTTGCAGTAAGAGAACCTTATGCAGAAAAATTAGCTAAGATTGCAACTAATGCTTCATTACTTGCTGGTAAAAAATATAAAATGAGAATACCTATTGAAAGTGAATATAAAATAGGAAACAATTGGGGTGAGTGTCATTAAAGTTTGTAAGATTTGTAAGAAAGAAAAATTGTTGAATGAATTTTATTCAAACGGATCTGGCACTAGACTTGAATGTAAAGCTTGTCAAAGTATTTATTTAAAACAATATAATCAAATAAAGAAAAACAGAACATTACCTAAACCAGGACAAGCTTGTGCTTGTTGTGGTAAAACAGATAAAAAATTAACATGGGATCACGATCATAAAACTTTAAAAGAACGTGGATGGATATGTAATAGTTGTAATTTGGGTATAGGTAAACTAGGTGACAATGCAGAAGGTGTCCTAAAAGCCTACAATTATTTAATTAAAAATAGTACCCTAGAATAGTTGCAAAAATACTATGACATGGTTGTTAATAGATGCAGATATGCTTTTATACCAAGCTGTAACTTCTTGCGAAACAGAAATAGAATGGGAACCTGATGTAATTACTACACATTTACCTTTAAAAGAAGTTAAATATGTACTGCATAATTTAATAGAAAGTAAACAAAAACTAGTAGGTGCAAAGCGTACAACTTTATGTTGGACAGCAGCAGATAATTTTCGTAAGACAATAGATCCGACATACAAAGGAAACCGTAGAGAGTCTAAACATAGAATAAAGCCTGTTGGGTTTAAAAAGGCAAGAAAATGTGCAGAAGTTGAATATGATAGTGAATGTTGGTTTAAGTTAGAAGCTGATGATGTACTTGGAATTTTAGCTACACAAAACAAAGACAAAGATGTAGTTATTTGGTCAGGAGATAAAGATTTAAAACAAATTCCAGGATTTCATTTAAGTGATGATGGTGACATAAAAGAAATAACAGAACAACAAGCTGATTTGTATTTTTATAGACAAGTTTTAATAGGAGATGCAGTAGATAATTATAGTGGTTGTCCAGGAGTTGGACCTAAAACAGCAGAAAAATTAATTCCTGTTAAAGATTTTAATCCTTGTGATGCTTGGCAAACAGTAGAAAATACATACAAGAAAAAAGGATTAAGTAAAGAGCTTGCATTGCAGCAAGCCCGTCTTGCTCGTATTCTTAGGGATACGGAGTATGTTTATGATTTGATTACGTTATGGATGCCACCAATCCGACCTACTACGGTCACGACAGCGATGTAATTGAGTGTATTGACTACATTCAAAGTCATGCTTTTGATTTTTTAGAGGGCAATGTGATTAAATATCTTACACGCTATGAACAAAAAAATGGTGTGGAAGATTTAAAAAAGGCACGTTGGTATCTTAATAAATTAATTGAAAGAGAAGAAAACAAATTCTCTGAACATAGTGTATCTTTATACAAGTCCTTGCTTCAAGAACAAAATGAAATCCACCAATGCCCACCTTGTAAAAATTTGGATGAATCAAGCAGGTCAAATTCAGAGTGTGAATGTGACATCTGAAGCATCTAATGATCTTCAAAAATTTCAATTAGATTTAGTTAATGAAGAATTTAATGAACTTCTTGATGCTTTTTGGGAAGATGATCGTACCCACATAATTAAGGAAAGTCTTGATTTAATTTGGGTAACTTACGGATTGTTACATTTAATGGGCGTTGATGTTGATGAAGCTTTTGGTAGGCTTTATGCTTCAAATCAATCTAAATTACCTTTTACATATAAGAACGGTAAAGTTCAAAAAGGTCCAAACTATGTTCCTCCATTTTTAAAAGACTTATGAAACTCAGAAAACCAGAACTAAAAGAATTTTTTACACCAAGCCTTGCAATGACAGGGCGTGTAGAAAGTTGGATTAATGATCCTGTAAGACGCTATCCAGTAAGTTGTACCGTCATGGTAGTTGAAGATACTATGGACGAGCACAAAGATGGTTTAGAAGGATCATGGCAATTTGCTAGTAAAGCTTTACGTTATGGAGCTGGTGTCAGTATTCATCTTTCTAAACTAAGACCAAGAGGTACAGAAAACAAACATGGCATGGTTGCTAGTGGACCTTGTGGTTTTATGGAAATTTATAGCAAATTTAATGAAATACTGAGGAGAGGGGGTACATATCGTAATGGAGCTATAGTATGTCATCTTGATGCAGATCATCCTGACATTGTTGAATTTATAAACTATGACAGAGCTAAAATTCCTTGGGTAAAACGTGCAGTAAATGTAACTCCAGAAATTTTAAAGAATGAAGAATTACTTGAAGTAATTATGGAAGGTGCAAGAAAGGGAGACATTTGGATTGTTAAAAAACAATATGATAAAAATGGTGAAAGAATTTATCACAATGTATGTCAAGAAATACTTTTAAAAAGTAGAGACACTTGTTTGTTAAGTCACATAAATTTATCTGCTACACCTATAGCTGATATTCCAAGTGCAATGGTACATGGTATAGAATTTTTATGTGCTTTGTATCAAAAAACTGGTGTACATAAATCAGGTATTTATAAAAAACAAGATAACCAAGTTGGTTTAGGAGTATTAGGTTTATCTAATTTATTAGCAATTGAAAATGTATCTTATAAGGATTTTTTACAATCTTTACGCAAAGTTAATTTAGGTATTAAATTAAATTATTTATTACCTTCTGACATGATTGCAGGTGCAATTCAAATAGGCTACAAGGAGGCTGCTAAAGTAGCTAAACGATTCAATATGTCTAGAGCGTTTACAATAGCCCCTACAGCCTCTTGTGCATACCGCTATACAGACAGAGAAGGTTACACTTGTACTCCAGAAATTGCTCCTCCAATATCAAGAGAAATAGATCGTGATAGTAGTACATTGGGTGTACAAAGTTACAAATTTAATCCTAAGTGTGAGATTGCTCAAGAAGTAGGATGGGATACATTTTTTGAATTAAATGCTGAGTGGCAAGTGATGATGGACAAAACAGGATTAGCTCATGCAATTTCCATGAATTGGTGGTCAGATATGACTACAATGGATAAAGACTTTATGTCAAGATGGATAGAGTCACCGTTAAAGAGTTTATATTATTCTTTACAGGTACTTCCAGATACTCAAGATAAATCTGATGTGTATGCTGCGTTAGATAATGCAGATGTAGACAGCTATTTAAGTGAAATTTTATCAAACGAAAATCAACCAGTTACTTGTGATTGTGCAGAATGAACAACCCTTACAAAAAATTACTTGCTAGAAAAAGAACATGGACTCCTGTAAAAACAAGTAAAGGAGAATTAAAGTATGGAGCAGAAGAAGCCATCCACCGTGCTCTTGCAATACGCATCATGGAGCTACCAGTTGGTTCCTATATCGAGGAAGCCCTTGAAAAGGATGTTCCCAGAACTGCAAGAGATCTTCTTAAATCAAACGTAAAGGACGAAATACGTCATGACCTTGCTCTTAACTATGCTGTCGATGCTCATGGTAAAAATCAAAAAGCAGAAGCAGAAGCGGAAAAACTTAGACAAGCCTGGGATAGCCACCCAGACCACACCCTCTGTAAAGCGTTAGTAGCAGAACGTGCAGTATTCTTTGTGGTTTTACCTTTTTTTAGGTTTTGTGGTGATGCTGGTCTTAGAACCATATCGGCTGATATTTCCAGAGATGAGCAAATCCATGTTGCCACTAATTCTCTCGTATGTCTTGATTTGGGTTTACGGCATAGTAATTCTTTGGATAAACTTAGGAAAGCCACCGTTAACTGGATTTTTGAACCCTTAAAAAGGTCTGAAGATCGTTATCTTGATAAACAGTTTTGGATGGATCAAAGTGACAACTTGATGTATGCTGGAAAGGCAAAGGGTTTACAAGATACTCAAAGAGCAAGAATGCCAGCCTTTTTTGAAACATCTAATTCCGATTTACCCAGTTATTCATGATGTATTTACCCGAAAGTTTTAACCCATTTCACAGAGTAGTTCCTGAAGATTCTCCTTTTTATGACAATCCTAATGATTTAAAATTTCAAGGACCAGAACAGCATTTTTTTAGAAGACTTTTTAGAGGAGTAGTAAGAGCAGCTACTAATGTTCTTACATTAGGAGCATCAAGAAGAGCTGAAAAGAAAGCAAAACGAGCTACACAAGAAGCAATAGCAGAAGCTAATAGAGCTAGAGCTGAATATAACAGAGTAGCCTCTGAAATAAATACAAACATAGCAAATAGACAAGCACAAGCAAAAGCTGAAAAAGCAAAACAAGATAAATTAGTTGGAGAATCTACTGCAAGAAGACGAGCTGCTGAAGCTAATTTAAAAAATGTAACTGAGTCAGGTAAAAGAAATGTTGCTTATGCAACTAAGTTAAGAGAAAGTACTATATCTAAACTTCAACAAGAAAAGCAAGCTAAAGCTGCTGCTGATATTAAAAAAGCACAATCTGTTAAAAAAACTGGTGCAAGTGCTCCTGGTATTGGAACTACAATAGTTAAAGGACCAGGAGATGTAGGAGGTACAGGTAAAGCTGGATCTGCTAGAGGTAAAACTAAAGGTGTAAAGGATAAAGCAGGTAAACTATTAATAGGTTAGTATGACTCCAGTACCATACATAGAAAAATCTGTTGTAGATTATTTGGATTCTTTGTATCCAGATTGTGCTCCAGATCTTAGTATGGAAGAAAAGCTAATCTGGTTTAATGCTGGTCAAGTGGCGGTTGTGCGTCACTTAAAAGACCAGTACAATTTACAAGAGGAGTCTAAATACAATTGAGGTTATAAATGGCTATTCCGTGGACCGCACTTGCTATTCTTGGAGCTGGAATTTACTCTGGTAGTAAACAAGCTGAAGCTGCTCGTAGACAGGCAGCATCATCAAGAGCTGCTACTGCTCAAGCAAGAGCAAATGCAGATAAACAGATTGCTCAAATGCAAGCTGATGCACAGCAAAGAGCTAAACAATTTAATTTACAAATAGAACAAAGTAGAGCACAAACACAACAAGCTGTTGATGCTGCTAGTCAAGCACAGGCACAAGCTGAAGCACAAGCTACTCAACAAAGAAATCAATCAGCTTTAATGATACAGCAACAGCAATTACAATCTGCTATTGCAAGACAAGGTTCTGCTACTCCTGTAACAAAAGTTAAACGTACAGCAAAACGAGCTACTCCAGAAAGTATGAGAACAAAAGTAAGTTTAGATACTTATGGCTCTGGTGGAGGCGGTGGAGGAGGCACAGCTTCAAACACAGGAGCATTAAATGTCTAAAGGTACAGCAGAATCTAGGTATAATTTTCTAGAACCTGAAAAAACTATATATTTAGATAGATCTATTGAATGTAGTAAATATACATTACCTACTTTAATTACTGATAATGATCGTAGTACTGGTAAAAATTTTTACACAAAAATAGATACTACATATCAAGGACTCGGTGCTCGTGGTGTAAATAATTTAGCAGCAAAATTATTAATAGCTCTTCTACCTCCTAACCAAGCATTTTTTCGTCTATCTGTAGACGATATGAAATTACAAAGAGAATTAGATAATTTTAAAGATTTACAATCTGAATTTGAACAGCAATTATCTTTAATGGAACGCTCTGTTATGCGTAACATTGAAGAGTCTGGAGATAGAACTGCATTGTTTGAAGCACTTAAACATTTAATTGTTGGTGGTAATGCTTTATTGTATATATCTGAAAATGGTACAAGAGTTTATCCATTAAAATCTTTTGTTTTAAACAGAGATCCAGAAGGAAATATTTTAGAAGTAGTAGTTAGAGAAGAAGTTAGTCCTGAAGTTTTACCTCAAGGTATAGCTACTAAAACAACAGAAGGAAAATTCCAGGATAAAACAGTATTTTTATATACTCATATAACTTGGGATTATCCAAAAGATAGATGCAATTGGCATCAAGAGGCATATGGAAAAAGAACAGGTCCAAAAGGTTCAGTACCTATAGATAAATCTCCTTGGATTCCATTGAGGTTATTCCGTGTAGCTCATGAAAGTTACGGACGTTCTTTTTGTGAAGAGATACTGGGCGATTTAAAATCTCTTGAATATTTAAGTAAAGCAATTGTCGAAGGTAGTGCTGCTGCTGCAAAAATAATTTTTCTTTGCAATCCCTCTGGTACAACACGCCCAGATGCTTTAGCTAGAGCCTCGAATGGAAGTATCGTAGCTGGTAATCCAAATGATGTTGCACCACTACAAATGCAAAAACAAGCAGATCTTACAGTTGCATTAAACACAATAGCTCGTATAGAACAAAGACTTAGTTTTGCTTTTTTACTTAATAGTGCTATACAAGCTGGTAATTCAGGTAGAGATAGAGTTACTGCGGAAGAAATAAGAATGGTAGCAAATGAATTGGAATCAGGATTAGGTGGAATATATTCTGTGTTATCTGTAGAACTACAACTACCACTAGTTAAAAGAAAGATGGCTCTTATGGAACGTCAAGGTAGTTTACCAAAGTTACCTAAAAATGTAGTAACACCTCGTATAACTACAGGTTTAGATGCATTAGGTAGAGGTAATGATAAAGCTAAATTAATTGAATTTATAACAACATTAGCTCAAACTATGGGTCCAGAAGGTATGGCTAAATATGTAAACAATAGAGAATTAATTACAAGATTAGCTGCGTCAGATGGTTTAGATACATATAAACTTATTAAGAGTGATGAACAATTAATGGCAGAAGAGCAGCAGCAAGCTATGATGATGCAACAACAGGCTGCTGCACAAGATCCAAATAACGATCCTAGCAAGCAAGCCCAATTACTAAAAGCTGAAAATGACTCAATCAGGACAGACCAAGAAACCAACCAGTAAGGTTGAAACAAAACCAGAAGTTATTGAAGAGCCACCAAAAGGTGCTTCAAAAACTAAATTAGATCTTTTACTTGAAGAACTAAAAGAAAAGAAACCTACTACTTATGAACAGTACAAAAAAGCTATTGAACAGAAAAAACCAGCATGGGTTTATCCTGATCTAACAGTTCGTATAGGTTAATTTTATGGAAACACAATTAGACGGTGCATTAGGTAATCCTACAGAAGCTTATTCAGAAGCTGATAAAGCTATTCTTGAAGGTAAAGATAATCCTGAAAATCAGGAAGAACTTATTGGTGGTAAATTTAAAACTCCTGAAGAGTTGTTAGAAGCTTACCAACAACTTGAAAGAAAATTAGGTGATCGTCCTGTTAATCAGCAAGATGAGGAAACACCTGAAGAACAAGAAGAAACTACAACTACTATTGAAGAACAACCTTTATCTCAACAAGATGAAGATACTTTATTAGAAAGTGTAGGTGGTAAAGAAAATTTAGATGTTGTAGGTGAATGGGCTAGGGATAACTTAGACCAAGAAGAAATTGATAACTACAACAGAGAAGTTAATAGTGGTGATTTTATTAGAGCTAGAAATGCTCTTCAATCATTGGTATATGCTTTTCAATCCGAAGTTGGTACTGAACCTGATTTATTAGGAGGTACTATAAGTAACAACTCAACTGACGTTTATAGATCTACAAATGAAGTTGTAGCTGCTATGGATGACCCACGTTATCTTAGTGATCCAGCTTACACAAAAGATGTAGAAGAAAAACTTAGTAGAAGTAATGTACTAAGCCCTTCTTAGATAAGTATAAAAAACCTTTTTTAAGCTAATATAAGATTAGCTTATGTAAAATTGTTGCCTCTGAGGAGATAACAGCAGTTAGACGTTAGCGTCCGTAAACATCTATCTATTTAATACGATGCCAGATTTTGCATCATTATCCAGATTAGGTGGTATTAATGGCGTTCAATATAACGCTGGATCTGCCTCTGGTAATTTTGAAAAAGAAAATGCAAATTTTCTTAAAATTTTCTCTGGAGAAGTTCTTACTGTTTTTAACAGAGAGACAATCTTCAAAGATTTAACACAAAAACGTACTATATCTTCAGGTAAAAGTGCAAGCTTCCCAATAACAGGACGCTTTTCAAGTCGCTACCATCGCCCAGGTGATTGGATTACAGGTCAAGGTAACAAAGGTCAAATTGGTGAAAAAATAATCACTATTGATGATCTACTTATCGCTGACGCTAGTATATATGATTTAGAAGAAGCCAAGCTACATTGGGATGTTAGAAGCATTTACTCAAGAGAATTAGGAAGAGCACTTTCAAGAGCTTATGATCAGCGTCTTGTGCGTACACTTCTTACAGCTTCTGAATCAGATGGTCGTGTTAACGATTGGGATTCTAAGAGATTCCAGTTAAACAATGGTACTTATGCTTCTGTAAGTACAAACACCATCACTATGTCAGCCAACTTCCAAACTGCTGAGTTATCATACTGGGCTGCTGGAACTGTTGTATATGGTGAAGATTCAGGTGCTTATGGTGTTATAACAACTGCTCCTACAAACGGTGCAGCTACATTTGTTATTAACCCAATTGGAGCTATCGGTACTGGTTCTAATGCAACCTTTACAGTTGGAGAGCGTTTATTTGTTCTTAACAAACTTCCTGGTGGAACTTCTTACACAGGTATCAACCTTAACGGTGCTTCTGACAGAAATGCTAGAGGTGACTTAATCGTTGAAAACTTGATGAAAGCTTGTCAAGCTCTTGATGAAAAAGATGCTCCTAAAGATGGACGTATAGCAGTATTAAGCCCAGGAGCTTATTACGATGTTATATCTTCTGACCGTGCAATTAACACCGACTTTAACGGTGGTGATGGACGTAATGGAACATTTGCTGGTAACTCAGTTGCTCAAGTAGCTGGTTTCCAAATCCGTACTTCTAACCACTTAGGCGTTAACAGCTACACAAGTGGTCAGACATATGCAGGTCTATCTAACCAATCTGCTACAACAAGAGGAGAGCGTCCTAACTATATCAATGGTAAGGATGGTTCTGATGGAACTACTGCTGCTGGTACTAATGATTACTACCAAGATGAGCAAGGAAATAGTTCAAGTGTTGCTAACCTATTCGGACTTTGTTTTACAAAAGAATCTGTAGGTACAGTTGCACTTAAGGACATTTCAATGCAAATGACAGGTGCTGAGTACAAAGCAATGACTCAATCAACCATGATGGTTGCTTCTTATGCAGTTGGACACGGTATACTCCGTCCTGATTGCTGTGTAAGTTTACTTCATGATGGTAACCCATATTAATTAGTTTTAACTAATTCAATTACAATAGGGGGAGACAGTTTGTTTCCCCTTATTTTTTGACATAATGGCAACTACAAAATTAAGTGCAGTTAATACTCTTCTTTCAATTATTGGTGAATCTCCTATTAACTCACTCGTTCCTCCTTTAACAGGAGATGCAAGTTTAGCAGAAAGTGTATTAAATGAAATAAGTACAGAAGTACAAGGAGCTGGTTGGTCATGGAATACAATGACTTACACTAATATTCCATTAGATTCTTCTGGACATTCAACACTTCCAAGTAATACGTTAGCGGTAAGATTTAATCCTCTATCTTATCCATCACAAAGATTTGTACTGCGTGGTTTAAAATTGTTTGATAGAAAGAAAAATACTTATGATTTAAGAGGTAGTTTAGGAGTACATTTAACTGGAAGTGCTAGTGATTTAGTTGCAGAACTTGTAGAGGAGTTAGAATGGGATAATATTCCTGAAACAGGAAAGCGTTACATTATGATTAGAGCTGCAAGAATGTTTGCTAATCGTGCTGTAACATCAAGTAGTATTGAAAGCTACACTAGAGAAGATGAGGAACAAGCGTTACAAACTTTAAAACGTACTGAAGATATGGCACAAAATCACAACTTTATTAGTGGTCCTGATGATATGTATGGAGGTCGAGTACAAACAATGTTCCCTCCTGATATATTAAATCGCTAATGTCTAGAGAACTTTTTAGTCAAATAATAGGACCGCTTAACAAGGGTGTAAATCAACAAGCGGATAGTTTTGTTTTACCTGGATTTGCAAAGGTATTAGAAAATGGTAATTGTGATTTAGTAGAAGGTTTAAAGAAAAGACTAGGAAGTGTACCGTTAAAACGTATAGATACATTAACTAAAAATTCAGGTGGTAATACTTTAGTAGGAACTATTAAATGGGATGAAGCTTGGTATTTTGTATATAACAGGAGTACAACAGAAAGATTTATTTTAATAATTGCTGATGATAGTAGAACTGTTACACGCACAGGTAACACAAGTAATAATTCTGCTGTAATTCAATCAGTAAACAGTATGTCAGATCTTTTTGTAGGATCTATTGTTACTGGAAACGGTATACCTGCAAATACAACAATTGTTGATATTGACGTTTCTGGATCACGATTAACTTTAAGTAACAACGCTACAGCTACAGCAAATGGAGTTAGTTTAACTATTGAATCTAACTACACTTTTGCAACTGGAGTATCTAACGTAGAACCTATATCTGGAATATTACCTACAATTGTTCCAGTAGAACAAACTTTTGCAGGTGTAACAAATACAAATTTAGAATATCTTCGTGGATCAGGTAGAGCAAGAGATAGATTTAGAGCTACTTCATTTCAAGATTTTGTTTTTGTAACTAATATTCAAAAAAATACAACATACGACAGTACAGAAACTTTAACAAGATACAACATTGGATATATTAGTAATGCTTACGTTCCTATAAAAGCTCAAATATGGGTAAAATTAGTCGATTACAATACCAAATATGCTGCCACTATTGAATTAGATAACGGGGCTACAATAACTGCAAATATAACAACTGCAACTTTAGCTTCTGGAACTGCTGTTAGTACACAAACAATTGCAACAGATTTAAAAAATGCTCTTGATACAGCAGATACGTCTAACCATTTAACATTTACTGTTAATGATTCTCAAATATTAATAGGATTATCAAGTGCCTCTAGATCATTTAAAAGTTTTGTGGTTGCTGACGCTAGAGGTAATACACTTATGTCTGGTTTTTCTAGTCAAATAACAAGTGTTGTTGAACTACCTAATACATCATATGAAGGTTATCAAGTTATAGTAGCCCCAGATGGAGCTGCTGATCAAAGTTCATATTATTTAAAATTTAACGCAGAAAATACAACAGTTAACGGTACATATGGTAGAGGTACATGGGAAGAAGTAGGAGGATGGGGAACTCCTGGAAAATTAGATGATGATACAATGCCTCATTCTTTTGTGTATTACAGAAATGATACAGGTCTTGTAAGATTTACTTTTCAACCTTTTACTGGCAGTAATTATACAGATGGTAGTACAACAATAGCAATACCAGGATGGACGCAAAGATTAGCTGGTGATGCTGATGAATTACCTGGTCCTTCTTTTGTTGGTAACCCAGTTAGTGATATAGTATTTTTTAAAAATCGTTTTGGAATAATAAGTGGTGAAAATATAATACTTAGTGAAGCTGGTGATTATTATAATTTTTGGCAACAATCAGCTTTACAAGTTTTAGATACTGATCCAATAGATTTAACTGCTGTTAGTAATGATGTAACGGTATTAAATTATGCTTTACAGCAACAAGATGAATTAGTCTTATTTTCTAATGAAAATCAATTTAGACTTTATTCAGGTGATAACGTAACCTTTTCTCCTGAAACAGCCTCTGTAGGACGTATAAGTTCTATAAGCATGGAAACACAGGTTAAACCTCAACAGGTAGGTCCACAGGTTATATTTCCTGTTAAAGAAGGTGATTTTACTGGTATTCATACTTTTATAACTACAGATAGAACGGTTGGTATTAACTTAGGTCAAACTGCTGTTATTACAGAAACTATACCTAAATACATTCCTAAAAATGTAGACTCGTTAGCTGTTAGTCGTACTGATCAATATTTAGTAATTCTTAGTAAAGATGATCCAGATGCATTGTATGTGTATCAATTCTTTTGGGAAGCATCAGGAGGTTCTTTAACTAATAGACAAAATGCTTGGTCTAAATGGCAATTTACAAATAAAACTATACATTGGTGTGAATTTGTTGAAGGTACATTATATAAAATTGCTAAGTATACAGAGGATGGAACTGTTAAATATTATTTAGAAGGGGTAAATGCCTCTAGACCACCACAAGAAGAATCAGAATTATTTTTGTTAGATCGTCAATTAGCTAGTTCTATTACTACTGATTTAGGTGCTGTAACATTTAGTTATAGTGGTGCTACTAATAAAACTACAGTTAATTTACCTTATTACACAGTTAATCCATCTCAATTTGTAGTTATTAAAAAAGATAGCTCAGATGCTAATGAAGCTAAGAAAAGATGGATAACAGCAGCTTCAGTACCTGCTGGAGTTAATACTTTTGTGTTAGATAGTTTAGGAGATTTTTCTAGTAGTTCTTGGATATTTGGTGAAAAATTTACTTTTACTTTCCAACCACCACAATTAATGCCTTATAGTAAAACAGCTACTGACAACACGTTTATAGGTAATCGTACTGGAAGATTACAGTTAAGATACTTAGATGTCTATTATAATGATTCTAGGTATTTTACTGTAGAGGTTACTCCTAAATTTAGATCTAAAGTAATTTATGAATTTGATAGAAGAGATCCTCTAAATGCAAACATTGTGTTAAGTCAAGTGTCTGATTTTGAAGAATCAAAATTCCGTTCATACATACAAAGTAAAAATGATCAAGTTGTTGTACAAATTATCAACGACAGCATAGATCAAGCTAAGTTTGTAGCTTTAGAATGGACAGGGTTATACTTTGATAAAGCGAGGAAATATCAGTAATGCAAGCACTTTCTAGTTTATTTACACCTGAAGCTGGAGGTATAATAAACTTTGGTATGAATATTATGGGTGCAGCAGCTCGTAAATCAGCTACTGCTATAGAATCTTGGCGTAAATGGGAAGCTGATTCTATAAGAGCTATTAGACAATCAACTGCTACTAATAAAGCTAATTACAGAGCTTATCAAGTTGATATGACCAATTGGTTATCTAAATCAAAATATACTGCTGAATTAAGACAATATGAAAATCAATTAGCTACTGATCGTGCAAAGTTAAAAACAGAAACTTCTATAAATGCTATGGAAGCTTTAGGTAAAAAATATGCAGATTTAGATGCAAGATATTACGAAGAAGAAGCATCTGACACTATAAAATTAGAATCTTTAAGAACTAAAGCTATAGCAGATGGAGTAAAGGTTATTGCTAGTGGTCAAGCTGGTAGAAGTGTAGAGCGTATATCAAATACATATCATCAACAATGGTTACAAAATGCTAGTAATCGTCAAATAACTAGAAACTTTAGAATAGGAGATAAATTATCAGCAATGCGAGCTGCTAATGCTGATGCTATGAATAAAACTAATTCAGTTACTTTATATAATCCAAGACCTTACAATGATCCTGTTCAACCTTTAGCACCTATGCCAGCAGAAACTTATCTACCTAAACAACCTAAAGTATCAGGTGGTTTAAGCTTAGTAGATGTAGCTGGAGCTGCTGTGGGAGCTTACAATACATATATGGAAATGCGTCCTCCAGATATGGGTGGGGGAGGTGGTAATGAATCCCAAGATGAAAGTGGAGGAGATGAAGGAGGTGGTGAAGAATGACAAATAGTTTTGGTATAACACCACAAAGACAGTTAAGGGATACATTTGTAAAACCTGAACAAAAAGATAGAGCACAACCTGCAACTCCTGAAATGACACCTCAACGTAGAGGTGGAGAGTTATTAGATTTTCAAAATTTTGTACCTGATCAAGCTTTAGAACAAAGAGTACAATCTATAGAAAACTTTGTAAATCAAGCTAATAAATTAACAGGTACTTTAGTAAAACAAGAATCAGAAAAACAAGTAGCAGATGCAGAAAGGTTATTTGATAAAGTAGCTCAATATCAATTAGATAGTTTAGAAATAGGTGAAGTAGCTAAACAGTTAAGAAAGAAAGGTGAAAATAATTTAGCTGATGAGGTAGTAAGAAGTAATCCTTGGTTTAGATTTGGTTGGTTACAACAACAAGCTTCTTTTGCAGGTCAAGATACTATTTATAGAACTTATGATTTTGTAAATGCTAATATGGGAACTTTGTCGCAGATTGAAGATCCGACAGAAGTATCAAGAAAAGTAAATGAATATGCAACTAAATATTATGAGAAAAATTATCCTGGTATTCCGAATCAAATGTATTCGGCAAATGTTGCACCTATATTATCAAAAGGTTTACCTAGATTACTTGAAGGTATAAGAGATGAACATAGAAAATATCAATTAAATTTTTTAACACAAAAAGCATTACAAAGTCAATATTCTGCTGTTTCTGAATGGACTAGAAATACAAATGATTATAAAAGTGTAAAAGGTTTATTAGAATCAAGAATACTTTTAAATAGTAATAATGATTTATTAGTAAATAAATTATTAGCTACTAAACGAGATGCTATAAATAGTGGTTTAACTTATGACCAATATCGTAGTAGTGTTGAAATACCTTTTTTAAAGAAATTTCCTATTGATTTAAATAACGATGGTATAAGCGATATAGAAGATAAAGGTTTATTAACTGAATTTAAAAGAGCACTTGCAAATGTAGAGTTAGATGGTTTACCTGGTCAAAAATTATTAGATCAAATAGATCCAGAAACAAATCTTACTTTTAGAAGTTTAATTACAAATGCATCTAATCAAGCTATACAAAATGAAGTAAGAATGAATACTGCCTTACAGCAATCAATTACTTTAGATAATAAAAGACTTAAAGATGATGGACAATTACATTTAAGAATGATAACAGAGGGTTTAGATACTAGTGAAGCTTATTTAGCTAAAAGAGATTTTCTTGACCAAGTAATAGAAGCTCAAAAAACAGGTGGAACAGTAAAAATGCATATATACAACACAGAAACAGGAGTTGTAGAATTAGCAGATGTACCTATACCTAAATTTCTTGATATAGAAGATTTTGAATCAAATGTTATAGATAAACAGTTAGGAGCAACAGTAGATATAGATACTTACAATGCTGATTTAGCAAGAATAACTACTATAGGAGCACAAAATCCTAATGCAGATTTTTCAAATATTTTATCAAACTATGAAAAAGGTGGTAAACAATATAATAAATTAGCTGAAAAAATACAAAAAATTAAAAATAATTTTGCAGCTAAAGATTGGAATCCTAGTTTAAAACAATTAGGTACAAAAATGGAGCAAGTAGCTAAAACAGTAAATGAAAAAGCTTTAGAAAATTATTTTAAAGAAAATTCAATTACAAGTAAAAGACTAAGAAAACAAGTAACAAATAATTTTAAAAATGCTTATAGCAATTATCAAAAATCAGAAGCATATGATTTATCTC